AAAGACACCTGTTTATTCAAAGATTTTGAAACCACATTGAAAGTTGACGCACAACCGGGCGCTAATTTACAGTACGAAGCCAAGAAGGAAAATCGCTTGGTTAATCATGTGCGCAAGACTATCGACCCTAAATGCTCTTCAATCCGTACGTTCCGTGTTAAGCGCGACATTTCAGGCGTTAAGCTTGAAGGTTTACTGGCTTTTGAGGACGTACCGAAGATGAAACGTGCTGACCTTGAAAAGTTTATTGAACAAGAAGAGTTAGACATAAACCCTGAAGATTATAAAATTAAGACCGATTTAGCCAAAGCAATTATTTTGTTGGTTAAGGAAGGTACGGAAGCTGAAGAATTAGCGACTGAAGAAGTTACCGAAGACACTACAACCGAAGAAAAACGCGACCTTATGGGTGTTGACGAAAACCTAGACGACAGAGGTTTACCGGTTGAAGAGTTACCACTAGAAGACTAATAACAGGTAGTTTATGGCCGCTGACAAAAAACTAATTGATGCAAAAGAAAAGTACAAGTATGACGAAGAATTTGCTATCGAGCTTTGTATAGGTATCGCTGAAGGTGATAACCTTATGGAGATTGTCAAGCGGCCAGACTCAAAGGCTAGCTACCATATAGTTAGACAATGGATTAAATATATTCCTGAATTTGAAACAGCCTTTTGGCAAGCCAAGAAAGAAGCAGCCGAGGCTATCTATTCCGAAATACAAGAGATTGAAAGGCGTATGCGTCTGCCTGCTTCTGTTCCTGAAGTTGATATCTTTGGTGAACCGATGCGAAACGAACGAACTAACAGGCTGTTAACCATGCCTAATCCGGAGCACATAAGCCCGCAAGCAGGTAGGTCTTTAATCAACTCGCTACAGTGGCGGGCCGAAAAGACTGACCCTGATAGATACGGTCAGAAGATGCACGTTAAGACTGAAGACTTAACGTTGCAGAATCGTATCATTGAGGCTAGGGAGCGATTAAGAAATGCAAGAAATAACAACTAACGAACAAGAATTAGAGCAAGACATAGCGTCGTTTTATAACGACCCGTTAGGATATGTGATGTATGCGTTTGGGTAGAATGAACCCGGGCCGTTGTTAGGTGGGGGGCCTGACGAATGGCAGATAGATGTACTAAAAACATTAGGCGAAGAGATTGACAAACGTGTCGGGGGTGTAGACTTACAAGGCGCTATTCAATTAGCCGTTGCTTCAGGTCACGGTATCGGTAAGACAGCTTTGATAAGTTGGATAATCATTTGGTTTGCAAGCACACGACCGCACCCGCAGATAGTTGTTACGGCTAATACTAAGAACCAGTTGCTTAAAAAGACTTGGCGTGAGTTAGCCAAATGGCAGAAGTACGCTATAAATGGCCACTGGTTCGACTGGTCGCAAACAGCCTTTTCGCTTAAAAAGGCAGAAGACACTTGGTTCGCTAGTGCTGTACCTTGGAGTGAACACAATTCAGAAGCCTTTGCGGGTACGCACGAAGAGTACGTACTTGTCATATACGACGAAGCTAGTGCTATCGCCGATGTGATATGGGAAGTAACCGAAGGGGCTATGACTACGCCGGGCGCTATGTGGATTGCGTTTGGCAACCCAACAAAGAACACCGGTCGCTTTCGTGAGTGCTTTAGAAAGTTTAAGAAACGTTGGATAACCCGACAGGTTGATAGCCGTACAGCCAAGCAGGCTAGTAAAGCACAGATTGACCAGTGGTTAGAAGACTACGGCGAAGATTCAGACTTCTTTAAAGTCAGGGTGCGCGGGGTATTCCCTGATGCAGCAGACAACCAATTCTTTAACAGCCGTATGGTTGACAACTGTATGAGCTTACAGCTTGTGCCTGAAGCGTATATGAACTTCCCTATAATCGTATCGGTTGACGTTGCCAGATTTGGTGACGACCAAAGTGTTATTATTATTAGGCAACAAAGAAAAATACACGCGATATACAAATACCGTAAGCTAGACCTTACGCAACTGCGTGATAAAACCATAGGTCACTTCAAAGAATGGAAAGGCGATAAGATATTTACTGACGATACAGGTGTAGGCGGCGGTTTAACTGATATGCTAAGAGAATTAAAGTTTCCTGTGGTCGGTGTGATAGTCGGGGGTAAGGCCGACGACAACGTTATGTACTTCAACAAACGGGCTGAATGCCTAGGTATCATGCGGGAATGTATGAAACGAGGTATGGAATTACCAAGAGATAGCGAGCTTGAAACGCAATTAACCAGTATTGAATATGGGTTTGCGCAAGGCGGGGCTATACAGATTGAAAAGAAAGAAGACATGAAGAAGCGCGGGCTTGACAGCCCTGATATTGTAGACGCAATAGCTATCAGTTTTGCTTTTCCCGTGACAAAAGCTTCAAAAAGTAGTAAATTCAGTAAAGCCATTGTTGACAAAGAAAAAAATGTAGTACCGAATATGCCGGTAAGTAGCACCGCTCATTACGTTAAACAGTCGGCTAGTGTTTTAAAAACTAAGAACCGAAGAAGGAGCATACGCAATGGCTAAATCAGTTGCACGAATTTTCGGCGGGGGTAAGAAGAAAGCAGCGCCAACACCTGCACCGGCTGCACCCGTAGAACCAGAACCAACAGCACAAGAAACCGCTGACGCTAGCGATATGGGGCAGGAAAGCAAGAAGAAAGGTCGTCTTGCTTTATTCGCTACAGCGGGTCAGCAACAAGGTTTATTAAATCCTGCTAGTACAGGACGTAAAAGATTTTTAGGTAGTTAATTATGCCGTTTGACGTAGACGTAGGGTTAGAGCGTAAACGTACTTTCGAAAGTGAAGTACATCTTTGGAATGAGCTTTGGCAGCTTGTTAGTGACTTCGGTGTCGGTGACGGCGCTGAATTTGTTACAACCTCACAGCCGGGCGAAGTAAATACCGAAGAGATTTACGACAGCACTGCTAAAGTATCACGTCGTACAGCAGCGAACGCCTTACTTGGTTTATTATGGCCGGACGGTGCTAACTCTATTGAACTAGATGTTATACACCCTGCACTAAAAGACGACGACGAAGCTCTCGATTATTTCCAACAAGCCCGCGATAAACTGGTTGCGGCTATGGACGACCCAAAAGCCGGCTTGACTGTTAGGCTAAAAGAATACATGAACAGTCAGTTGTCATACGGTACGTCAGGTATATTTGCCTTTGAAGGTACTAAAAGCCGCTTCCGCTTTCAGGCTAAAGACGTAAAGACTATGAAGATAGCCGAAGACGAAGACGGCTTTGTAGACACTACTTATATCGAAACAGAACGTACAGTTAGACAGCTTGTTATGCGTTTCGGTAAAGAAGCATTAAGCGGAAAGACACAAGAACTTGCAAAAAACAATAAGTTTGAAGAAAAAATAAAAGTTCTGCACATTATCGAGCCGCGTATGGAGCGCGACGAAGAGAAAAAAGACAATAAGAATATGGCGTGGGCCAGTATTCACATGGAAGTCGAAGCGAAGCACGTTATCAAGGAAAGTGGCTTTCAAGAGTTTCCGGGCGGCGTAACTCGTTATGACAAAGAGATTGACGAAAAGTATGGTCGTTCACCTATGATAGACGGCATATCTGATATCTTAGAGATTAATACGGCTCGTGAGTCGCGTAACGTAGCAAGAGAAAAGACACTTGACCCGCCGTTAGCTGTTTACGATGACGGACGTTTAGGCGGCGGTATTATAAATACTAGCGCTGGTGCTTTAAATGTGGTTAATGTAGCAGGTCGTGCCGGTCAAAACCGTTCGCCTATCGAACCGTTATTTACTGTTGGCGATATCAATGTAGTTACTGAAGAAATAGAAGAGCTTAAACAAGCTATATCTTCACATTTCAATATTGATAGGCTGTTAGATTTAAACAACGATACGCAAATGACTCTAGGTGAAGCGCAAATGCGTAGAGGTCGTACCGACTTATCAATGGGTACGTTAATAGCCCGTCAGATAATGGAAGGTTTTACACCATTAGTATCACGTTGTTTTAACATGATGATGCGTAGCGGCGAGCTAGGTTTACCTGAAGGGTCAGAAGAATATAATGCGAGAGTTGCGGCCGGCGAAGAACCGCTAATTATGCCGGAGTCGGTCGCTAAGCTAGCAGGGTCAGGCCAAGAGGTTTACAGGATTGTATACAACACCCCGGCCGCTAGAATGCTACAAGCCGAAGAAGCAGCGGGCATTATACAGACTTGGAATCAAGGGCAAGTAATGGCTAATACCAACCCTGAAGTTTTAGACAACCTAGATGGCGATAAGTCTATCAGGCGTTTAGCTACGATATGGGGCGGTAAGTCAATACTTCGTCGCGAGGAAATAGGCACAGACGAAGAGCCTTCAGTTAAAGATATCAGGGAGGCCAGAGCGCAAGCAGCGCAACAACAGCAAGAAAACGCACAGGCTCAACAGCAATTAGAAAACGCTAAACTGGCTGGCGAGGTTCAACAGCAAGAAGAGTAATATAAATGAGCACCACACAAAAAAGAGGTGATAGAGTTAAGAAAGCTACGCGCGGGGAGGCGTACACCACACAGGCAGAAAAGAAAGAAGCCCAACTACAGAAGGAAGCGGCCCGCGAAAAGTACATACGTGATACTTTAAATGAAGCGTTCGCCACCCCGTCCGGGGAAAAGGCTTTAACAATTATTATGGATTTATGCGGCTATAACAATTATGATGCTGTAGCACGTAAAGACACTGGTACTATCGATATGGAAACTTCGTTTTACAATTCTGCTAGGCGAAGTGTCTATTTGGATTTACGGGCTTATATTAATCGTTCAATTTTAAAAGAAACGGAGCACCCACAATGAGTAAGAATATTTTTAGGCAACAATATCGTGACCTGACACCTAATGAAAAGTCACGTATCGAACGTATAAAAGAAAAGGCTGACGCACTGTATGCAGAACTGCAAACAGTCGAAAAGTCTGACCAAACGCGCGAGCTATCGCTTGCTAAGACTAAGCTTGAAGAGTCCGTAATGTGGGCTACTAAAGCCATTACTAAGTAACTAACTAACTATAATTTTGGAGCACGAATATTATGACTGAAGGAACAAATACAGGCGGGGAGGGCGGTATAACTACCCCACCAGCTAACACAGGTACATCATTTGGCGATACTACGCCACCTATGGGCGCACCACCAGCAACAGGCGATAACCCTAGTGTTGGCGGGGCTGACAAACCTTTTACAGATAGCCTACCTGAAGCTTACCGTAACGACCCTACGTTTAAAGACTATAAGGATTTAGACGGTTTACTTAAAAGCCATAAAGAACTTTCAGGCAAATTAGGTCAGAAAGTAATTGAACGCCCGGGCGATGGGGCTACTGAAGACCAATTAAAAGCTTACCGCGCAGCTATCGGTGTGCCAGAAAGCGCGGACGAATATAAATTTGACACGAATAACCTGCCCGAAGGCATCGACAAAGAAGGCACAGAAACTTTACTCGGTTTACTCGCGCCGGTGTTTCAAGAGTCTAATATACCTGCACAAGACGCGGCTAAATTCGTAGAGTCTTATTTAACTAAGATACAGCCTGAACTTGAAAAGTCTTTAGAAGGTAAATTTGCTGACAGTTCATTAAGTGATGATAAATTTAACGAACTTATGAAAACTGTGTATGGCGATAAGGCTGACGAAAAGATTGCTAAAACAGGCGAACAGTTTAAAAGCCGCATTCCTGAAGAGCATAAAACTTTAATAGATAACGCACCTAACGAAGCTTTAGCAGCTATTTCTTTGGTTATAGACTCTTACGAAAAAGACATGCAGGAAGCACAGGAAAAATATAATGCGTTATATAAAGAAACACACGGTGAAGATGCGCCGTTACCGGCTGACGGTGGCGGTCAAACAGGCGTTAATAAAGATGAAGCTCGCGGCAAAGCGAAAGCAGCATATGAAAAAATGCAAACATTAGACCAGACTTCACCGCAATATCAAGAAGCCTTAAAAGAGTACAATAAATACTCGGCTGTTGCTTACTCTTGATTTAATTAAATTTTTACAGTAATATGGTAGTCATGTCGGGTAGCTGGTTTTACAGTCCGACTGATTGCCATATATTGGCACGACTGACATGACGTAAGGTGTAAGATACGTCCACTTGAAAAATCAGTGGGTAGCGGAGTCGCAAAAATCGTTTTTCTTTTAACTTTTTTTAGTGGAGGCTACCCAATGGTAGATTCAGTTAATGCACGTTACAGTCGTCAGTTTTCTGACCAAGTACACGTAGCCGCACAGCAAATGAAAAGCCGTTTGCGTCCGTTCGTAAAAATTAAAGCGTTGGATGCTAACGATTTTGCCTATGACGGCATTGAGAGCGTAGAAGCTCACGAAGTTACAGGGCGTAATAGCGCTACTGTATTTTCAGATATCACACACACTCGTAGAAAACTACGTGCTCGTAGATTCGCTGTTGCACTTCCGGTTGACCCGAAAGATGCAATCGAAACAGTTACTAACCCTGAAAAGGATTACGCAGGCGCAGTAGCAAGAGCTATCAACCGTAAGTTTGATAAAGTAGTTATCGACGCTATGTTTGCTGATGTACAAACAGGCCAAGAGTTCGGTACAACTGTTACTTTCGCCGACGATGGCGGTTTAACAATTGACGCAACTGCGGGCTTCACCTACGAAAAACTTTTGGAAATGTCTAGGAAGTTTGTTAACAACGAAGTTGGTAACGAAATGGAAGAAGACTTTATCCTTGGTATTACAGGTGATGAACAAGAAGACCTTATGGCTGAAGCAGAATTGACTAGCGGTGATTTCACACGTCAGTTTGCTGTAGAAAAAGGTAAGCTTGTACGCGCTACCGAGTTCGGTTTAGTTAAGTACGGCGCTTCGGTATCTAACCCATTACTTGATGTAAATTCTGGTACGCGTGATTGTTTCGCTATGGCGACTAACGTACAACCAGCTATGTGCATGGGTATTGCTAAAGATATCGCTATCCGTATCGATGAACGCCCTGACTTAAACTATACTAAGCAAGTTTATGCAGACGTTATTATCGGTGCTGTACGTACTGAAGGTAAACTAATTCAGAAAGTTCAAACAACTGCTAACTAGTAATTACTAGTTAGCTGTTAGTTTGATTTACGAAACTTTATTTTGGAGTAAAGAAAATGGCAGTAGAAGACAAATATGTTGATACAAATGCCGCAGCTAATGACTTAGTGCCTGCACCACAAGACGGCGCTGAAACTATTAGCATGGTAAAGACTTTTGAAGTCGCAGCCGCAGACGATGATGGTTCAGTATATCGTGTGTTCAAAGGAGTACCAGGCGACCTAGTACCTTTTGATATCAAGGTTACTAACGACGCTATCACTTCAGGCGACGATTACGACTTCGGTATTTATGAAGCTGACCTAGGTGCTGTAAAAGATAAAGACGCACTAGCTGACGGCATTGACATGAGTTCGGCTCGTGTTGAAGGTGCTGGCGCAAGTCTTTTGGTTACAGTTGGTCAAAGCGACGCAGAGAAAAAGATTTTTGAACTAGCTGGCGATTCTGCCACTAGCCGCAAACAAGCTTATGACCTTGCGTTGACTGCGAATACTGTTGGTTCAGCGGCCGGAACGATTACCGTTAAGGCAACGTTTATTAAGCCGTAGTTTTACTAGGCAGTAAACAGTTGGGCGGGTAGACGGAGGTGCTCCCGTTTACTCGTCCTTTTTACTATTAGAGGGTTAGAAATATGGCTACAGCAACAAATAAAGCAGAAATATGTTCGTTATCACTTTCACTTGTGAAAGAAAAAGTAGCTACGAATATTGATAGCCCAGAAACAAACGGGGAAAAAGTTTGTAGTAAATGGTACGATGCTGCGCGCAGATATACTTTAGCTATGCACCCGTGGAACTTTGCCTCTAAACGCACCACAATAGCACAAGACTCTACCGCGCCGGCTTTTGGGTACGTATATCAATCAGACAATTTACCTTCAGATTTTATCAGACTACTATCATTAGGTAATGATATGGATGATTTCGACTATGAAATTGAAGATAATAAAATACTTTCAGACGAAGCAGCACCATATAAAATACGTTATGTATTCGACCAGCAATTAGTATCTAGGTTCAGTCCTACTTTTGTTATAGCGCTAGCGCACGTACTAGCAGCTTTTGTGTCCTATGAATTTACAGGCAGTGCTACATTAAGGGCTTCACTATTGAAAGACGCACAAATGTTTATCGACCAAGGTGCGGCTATCGACGGACAGCAGAACCCACCTAAACGTATTGAAAAAAGTAAACTTAACCGCTCACGTAAAAGATATTCTCGTAACGAAGACGCTTATTATCTAGGAGGTAGCAGCTAATGGCTAGGCGCACCGCTGCATATTCAAACTTTAGCGCGGGCGAATTAAGTCCGAAACTACGCGGCCGTTTTGATTTAGAGTTTTATTTTAACGGCGTAGAGTTTATGCGTAATTTCCTGTCCGAAACACAAGGGCCAGCTAGATATCGTAATGGGTTTAAATACGTTTTAAACACTAAGAATAACAACGCAGCGATTTTAATACCTTTTCAGTTTAACGACGAACAATCTTATATCTTAGAATTTACTGACCAGGTAATGAGAATTTACCGTGACGAAGGTATAGTCGTAGATTCTGCACAGAATATAACAGGCGTAACGCAAGCCGACCCTGCTGTACTTACATATACTGGTACTGACCCTTCAAACGGTACAGACCTATTTATCGACAGCATCGTAGGTATGACAGAATTAAACGGCGGTGCGTATAAAGTATCGAATGTCAATACAAGCGCTAACACTTTTGAAATTCAAGATATCGATGGTAATGATATTGATAGCACAGGTTTTACAGCCTATTCGTCGGGCGGCACAATCACGCCTATTATTGAAGTAGCCACACCTTATACGACCGCGCAGCTATTCGAACTGAAGTTTGCGCAGACAGCAGATACTATGTATATTGTGCATCCTAGCCATGCACCACGTAAATTAACACGTACCAGCCATACAGCTTGGACATTAAATACATTTAGTAGAACGTCCGACCCGTTTACGGGCGCGGGCGACTACCCTTCAGCGGTTGCGTTCTACGAACAGCGGTTAGTATACGGCGGTACGACTAATGAACCGCAAACTTTATTCTTTTCTAAATCCGGTGCATACGATGATATGACCACTGGTACGGCGGCTGACGACGGTATGGAATATACTATTGCGTCAGAGCAAGTAAATGTTATAAGATGGTTAGCCCCGACAGAAAAGCAACTTGTCGTTGGTACTTTCGGGGGTACATTTAAAGTTACAG